AAAAGAAACTTTAGGATAATTCGCTAAAGTAAATTCGAATCCAACAGGGGATAAAAAGTTTCTATTATCTAACTGTTTATTGAATGGATTTATTGCCATAATTTTTTTTTAATTGGATTGGGGATATTTCACATAAATTTTTCTTTTACCCCATTGTGTGGGTGTAAGATTTGGATTTCCGGTCACTTCTCTAGAAGTTTGACGCATCAAATCAAAATTAGTGCTTTTATTTACCTCTCCTGCAGCACCAAAGTTTCCAGTATCTATTACCTCTGCATTGGTAACTTTTGTTGATGTTCCCATTGGTTTTTGAGTGATTTTCAAATTGGTACCGAAAGGAATGGAAGGTGTTCCTTTCCATACACCCTTGGGTGTTTGTCCCTCTTTATATTTGTAGGGAACTGCTACACCTGTTGTAGATCCTGCAAATGGAGTTCCATCAGCAGTTCTTTGTACATTGTCACTACCAGTATTGTAACCTTGAGAAGTAGTATCTTTAGGTCCATATGAACTTGCAGTTTTAGGTTTCCAACCGTAGCGTTGTGACTCATCAGACGTATGTGGTCTTTGAGTAAACTTTCCGGTAATCTTATTTAAAACTCCAGATTTATAATCCTTATATGCCAAAACATTTGGATTAGGTTTAGGTTTAGATGCAGTAGGTTTTGGTTTTTTTGCGAAAGGATTCCAAAATTCTTGAATGTTTGCATCCTCGCAAAATTCACGAAAAGTTTTCATCTCACTTTAGAATAATTAAGTTAAACCACTCTTCACTCATACCAGCAATGATGTTATCTGCACCCTCTACATCTTCAGTATAATTCTCTTCAATTAGGTGCTCAACAACCTTTTGATAGTTCTCATGAATTTTCTTAGATTCTTTAGGAGTAGGTTTCATTTTTAACACTTGGACTATGACTATATTTAGTTATACAAGATTACTGGCAAACACAGTATTACCTCTATCTTCATTATAATGTCTAAGTCTATGGCAGTTTGAGCAAAGCATTACACACTTTTCAACTTCTTCTAAGATTGTATCCCAGTTTCTATCTAATGCTGGTGCAATCTCAAATTTTTTCTCCATGGGATTCTCATGGTGGAAATCGTACATACATTTATGGAATGTACCTCCACAGTCATGACACTTATCACCGAATCTTTCTACCAGCATATCTTTTCGTTTGTCTCTACGGCGTCTTTGATACTCATTACGCTCTGCTTTACTTTCTCTTGGCATAGGTATACAACATATTGTATACTTTATTTATAAAAAAAGACCCCCATTTGGGGGTCGGAAAAGTGATACGCCGGAAGGCATTGATCACATAAGGTTGGCCACCTTGACTCTTCTGTAGTAAACGTTGGAGTTCTTGGTGAGAGCACCAGCGCCAACATCAGTTCCCTGTGCGAAGGGGTTAGCAACAAGACCATAGCGGGTCTTGAAACCAATCTTGGGTTGGAAGGTATCCTGACCAACGGCACGAACCATCTGAAGAGGAACGTAAGGGCAGTAGAACAGACCTGCATCATAAGGGGAAGCACCCTTATAACCAACGGTATAATACTGACTGTCACTAACGTTGTTCGAATAAGGATCGATATATACGCGATACTTACCTTGAAGAACACCAGCGAAGGTGTTACCAGTGTCATCAACGTTCATGTTAGCGTTGAGAGCAGGGGTGTAATCAAGTACACCAGCCATGGTCAGAGCGGAAGCAACGTCTGCAGAACAGATGATGATATTGCCCTTCCCTCTACGAGTTTGCTGCGCGATTGCGTTAGCATCTCTTTCGATCTGGAAGATCAAACCTTTGAACTTCTCAACAGACCAACGACCGTTTGAGTCAACGTCAAGGTCAAATGTTCCTTTAGTTGCAACGTTTGCTTGAGCGCCAGGCTTAGCAGTTTTGTAGATTGTACGAACAACTTCTCTATTGATTTCAGAAAGAATCTCAGTAGAAAGGAGGTTTGCTAACTCAGCCTCGGCGTTTAATCCGTGAATGGCGCGGAGGTCTTGTGCGAGTTCTAATGAATACTCGGCTTTCAGTGCTCTGGATCTTGCAGTAACAGTGACTTTCTCGATTGAGAATGCCATCTCGTTGAACGCACCAGTGTCGCCACCGAGTTGCTCACCGGAACCAGTATCCATACCTTGACCGACATTATAAGTGTCGTCAGATGCAAGTAAGGAAGGATTGTTACCACTTTGTGCGGTAGTACCAAAACCGACGGCTTCGTTAGTACCATCAGCAAGTGACAATGCACCATTCTGACCAGAGAATGCGGAATCGACTTCATTATAGAAGGTTTCAGATCCGGTCTGACTGCCCAGACGGGAGCGCATTGCAAAGATAAGTCCAGTAGGACCACTCATTGGTTGAACACCGCAAATATCATATGCGATGAGGTTGGGCATTGAACGTCTGATCAGTGAGATCAGAACGGGATCAAAACCAGCGGTAGGTGAAGAAGAACCAGCACCAAAAGCACCGGATGCACCATTTGCATTACCGGAGTTTGCAATAGGAGCTTCTCCTAAAAACTCAGCTTGCTCGCGGAGTTCCTTTTCTTGATTTTCTAGCAGGGTGGCGGTTACACTTCTACGATGGGAATCTTTGATGCCATCGAGTCCTTGATAGTCAAGGATGGGTGCCCACTTCTCCTGCAAATACTCGTTGTTTTGCATTTGAAATTAACCTCTTAAAAAAGTTTTAGTTTGACTTATAATTTAAAAATCACTTTTTAGCGACTCTTCCGAGTGTCTGGAGATATGCTTCCATTCTGGGAGAAACAGACTCTGAGAGTGTTTCTTGAACGTCAGTATCTTCAGAAATAGTTTCGGATTCATCTCTTTGAGCACTAGTATTGGTGGGGAAATAAGATTCCTTTAAACTAACTAGTTTCTCGCGATAGTTTTCTTCACTATCAAACTCAACATTTTCGGCAAGAGAAGCGAGTTTGTCTTTTTGAGAGATCGCAAGACCCTCAGCAACATCTGCAAAAATTACATCGGCAACCGACTCTGCTAATCTGTGATTTAGAGCAATATTTCTTTCGATCTGCTCGTTGAGTTTATCTTCCATTTCATCTAATTTCTCTACCATAGTAGAGACTACATCATATTTTTCGTCAGGGATAGATACATAATGTTCTTCAAAAAGACTACGCATTCCAGAAAGGAATGATTCAGTCATTTCGGTCTTGAGACCATGTTCAACTTGAAGTGCATTCTCTAGAATCCACTCATCAGCAACATACTCTAAGTAAGCGTCAAGACGCTCAGTTAAAGAATTTTTAATCTCAGTAACTTCTTCTAGGAGTGCTACTTCGTATGCTGCAGTAATTTCTTCTTTGATTAAAGAAGCTTTAGAATTAATAGCACTTTCGAAAATGGTGCGTGCTTTCTCTTGGAATTCCTCAGAAAGTTCTTCACCAGAAAGAAGTGCTTGAACATCCTCTTCCATGTTATATTCTGCTACTACTTCGCCGTCTTCCTCACTTTCTTCAGTAACTTCAGTATCAGCGGCGACTTCTTCAGATTCTGCAACAGTATCTTCGGAAGTTTCTACTTCTTCTTCAGAAATAGTTTCTTCTTCGTTCTCAACTTCCTCAGCCTTAACAGCTTTAGAGTTAACAACATCTCGAACCTGCATAAGAGAAGGTTCTTTTAACTTAGCAGAGTCATCATCGACTCTGTAATTGTCGGGAGTAGGGCCGCCTAGGTCCTCTACAGGAACACCTGCAGTCAGCATGGGTTCTGCGGGAGCTGCGCCTTTGGTTACTACGTTTTCCATTTCTTGTAAATTGTTACCAACGGACATTTGATTATAGATTTATTATTAATCTATATTTATTTATAATTTAAAGATTTGAAAGAAAATCATTAAAAAGATTTAGTTTATGCTCTTCAAGCATTTTTTGCCCAGCAAGAGTGTTAATTCTCTTTTGAGTTCTTTCTGCAAGTTGCTCACGAAGAATTCCTCCTTCCCAAACCCACTCTTTTCCTTCCATAATTCCTGATACAAATGCATCAGGTGCAGAAGGATCGGCAACGATATCAGCAGCCGT